GATGTCGGCGTATCTACCACCGTCGTAACGGGCAAGATAGTGACTAAGCATCCGAAGCTCAATGCCACTAAGATCAGCGCCGACCATAACTTGACCCGGAGTTGCCATAAATAGTTTTCGTGCTCGCTCATCACTCGGAACTTGTCCGAGATTCGGCGATCTATGTGCGACTCGATGTGTAGCTGTAGCAACGGAACAATGGTGGTGAAGTCTATTAGCACTCGTACATAGCTTCAGCCATGCGTTCACGCCTTCTGATATCATCCCAAGGAGCTTCGTAATCTCCAGAATCCTCAGAAATTGTAGTGCTAGACCAGTACCATGGTTCTTCAAACTCGTCTCGTCTATCACCATCTTCCCGGTAGCGGTTAAACTCCCATTCGGATCGAAGTTGTCGAAGTTCGTTAGAATCCATGCTATGTGGTCTCGTGATGCGGGTAGTAAGGGTTTGAGTCTTTGAAACGTAGCGCCGATAACATACCCTTTGTTTCTATTATTTCTTTTTGGAGTAAACTCTGATCCTGCGACGAAAGGATATCGCCTCTCCAAAACCTCAGTAATCTCTCGAAGTTCTCGTCTGAGATGTAATTCAAGGTCTCTTGCAGATCGCTGATCGAAATACCATCCATGAATCTCCTGTTCAGTTAGTATCTGTGCGACCTGGTGCTCTAGCGAGACCCATTCAGGTAAGGCTGGAAATGATCGCATAATTTGGTGGTTACAATAACGTCTTGTACACAGTAATCTTCCATTTCCTGGGACCACTCTTTCCAATCTGTGTTCTTGGAAAATGATCCCTTGTACTCACCAAGACGATAACCGTATGATTCTAGTGAATGACGGCCATACAACTGTGATGGCATATGCTTCCATTCATGGTTTTTATCGATCCGCATCATGTTTGGGTGGTACAATCTGCTCAATACTAATGTATCGATGATCTCTCCTTTAGGATTAAAGAAGGGATAGAGTTTTTTAATAACTGGTATATCATATGAAATGATATTGTGCCCAACTATACAATCTGCTTCCTCAAGCATTGTAACAGCTCGGCTAATCGGTTCACCACAACCCACATCATTGTGACGGATAGTAACCTTTTCTTCTGTATCATATATGACCAGACAGTGGATTGTGGAAACATCACGGTATAATCCGTCCGTTTCTGCATCGAAGATAAGCATTAGTATTTAGAACCTTCAAGTGGGTTGTATGGTTCTGCCATAAGCTTGTCAAGATAAGCGTCAAATTCACTAGTGTCAGTAGGTTTTGCTGTGCAACTAATCAACAGAGGCAGGAGCAAGATCAATAACTTGTGCATGGTGAATCGCTTTCTTTTGTTTTTTTAGTTTACGTACTTCTTCTTTAATCTCACGATATGCCTCCTTGACAGGTATCTTACCTCCCATTTCCATGGAGACAATTACATCAACCCTTCGCATAAAGAGTTGCAAGGCATCTTCTAAGTTCATTTGTGATTCCAGTGGTAAGTTTTATCCACAAACTTAGCCTTCTCTACGGCCTCAGGTGTGGGAGGATTAGGACGCTTCAATTCGTTATAAGTGTACCAGGGATGTACAAAAGGTTTGTACGGTGGTGCATTAGAAATCGGTTGTCGGATCGAAATCGGGTTTAGCTTCATGTTCGGTGAATTTACAAGTGTCTAGATTGTAGCTTAGTTTACATGCTACTCCAGTCTCGCCTGTATAGCGATTTTTAAGGACTCGCACTGTTGTATCAGAGTGTTCATTTCCACTCTGTTGGTCACGTTCAAGGGCGATAACGCAATCAGACAATTGCGAAATTGATCCGCTGCCTCTAAGCTGACCCAGAGTAACTCTTGCTCCTTCTTCATGATTCTGATCAGATTGTGTGCGGCGTAAGTGTGAGACAAGAAACAACGCAATACCTGTACGTTCCACGAGACTTCTCAGCCTGGTCATTGTACGGTCAATAGTTTTGCGTTCATCACCATCAAGACCACTCAACAAGATGCTGAGGTGATCAAGGAATACAACCTTAGTGCCTAAGCCTACCGCAAGATATTCAATGCGGTTGTAGATAACATCAGGGTCATAACTCCCAAAGCCATCAAACAAGTAAAGAGGCCAGTTGTTAAGCGTCGTATCGTAAATATCGGTTAGTTCCTTAGCTGTCTGTTCGCCTAAGTGTAGAGCTTTGCCTGCGGCCACGCTCATCAAGCCTAGCGCAGTCCTTCGATTTGATTCTTCAAGAGCCACGTAACCGACCCTTGCTCCTGCTTGAAGAAGCTGAGTTGCAAGCTGCCGGCAGAATGAGGACTTCCCTGTACCCGATCCTGCAGTAACCGTAACAAGTTCGCCGCATCTAATGCCGTGAAGTAACCTGTCGAGTCCCTGTATTCCGTAATCATAGTCGTTAGGTGGTTGGGGTTGAGTGATAACTGAGAGGAGTGATCGTGCTTCGACGATCCCGTCTGGTCTATAGGGCTTGGCATCCCATATAGCTCGAATGAGTGCATCTTGGTCGTTCTTTTGTAATGCTTCTGAGGCGTCCTTGTAAGAGGCTAGAACGGCGATGGAAACCTTGCCAGGTGGTAAGATGTCAGCACACTCTTTCGCAGCCTTTCTACCCGGTTCATCATTATCGAAGAACAAGATGATCTCATCATAACCTTGGAGTAATTCTAGGTTATTCTGAATAGCCTTTTTGGCAGACGCAGCGCCCGCTGGTAGACTAACCATAGGCCACGTGGGTTGAACTTGTGAGCAGGAAGCTGCATCGAGTTCACCTTCTGTGATGACGATTCGTTTTCCTGTAGTAGGCCATAAATGCTGGCCGAAAAAAGATCCATCACTGTCTCCTTCATACCAAAACTGTTTGTCTTTTGTTTTGACTTTACAGCCAAGCAGGAGACCGTCCTTTGAATAGTAGTAGTGACGGAGGTAATCTCCATCCCTGTAAATCTTGTACTTTTGACAAGTCTTTTCTGAGAGACCACGCTTGGGTAGTTTGTGTGCCTCTCCTTGTAGCCCGACCTTCTCTGAGGTCATGTATGAATTTCCTCCATCGGATGGAAAGTAATGCTGACAAGAGAAACAATAGGCATGTCCGTCTGAATAGGTAGACTTCGCATCGCTTGATCCACACATTTCACACGGGCCATGCTCTACGAATTCACTAGCCAGTCGATTGGTATCTCCGTGAACGTAGTCCATGGGATGTTATGGCGATCGCACCATTGTGCGTAGGTGGTTTTGGATTTCTTACTAATTGTATTGTATGGAGTCTGGAATATCATCCTCAGATCAATCTCTGGATTGCATTTCTTAACTGCAAGTATCTTGCGTCGATCCTCTGGAGCCCAGTAGCCCTTAGCTTCGAGCATGATACCAGAAGGAAGAATGAAATCAGGAGAGTAATTAAACTGAATCTCGTAAGGTACTTTGGTAGATTCATATTCATAGGTGACTCCAAGGTTGGATAGAAGATCAGCGATCCTCGCCTCCAACTTGGATCTGAATTTCATTAGTCATCAAGGTGTTTTTCAATGATAGCCTCAACAACTTCAGTTACAGCACGCTGCATTTCATACTTGAAGTCATTCTTATCAGCCTTGTAGCGAGTGACACAAATAGGTGGCAGCTGCACATCAAGGGTTGCTTTATAGACACCAGTTACCTCATCTTTGGCAACAGTGTATTGGAAATCAGAAGTCATCATCGGTGGAAGTAGTGGGTGTGGGCTGGACAACATTAGGCTCTGCCGCCTTGTAACCTTTAGTGGTACCGAACAGTTCGGCAACATCTTCAATGCTCAGATCTCCACTATCAACGCCAGCCTCAGAGTTGAGAGAGATAACCTGCACACCTGCAAGTTTGAGAGAGGTACCGTAGGTGACACCATCCTTGAGGATGTAGGGCTTTTGATAAAGCGCCAGCTTTACGGTAGCACCACCATACAGTGGTGTGTTGTCATCAGTGATCTCAGCACCAGCAGTGTCTACGACACCAGGGCGATCACCTTCATTCCAAGAGAACTTAACTTTATACTTACCATCCGAGACCTCTTCCCAAGGCTCAGGCTTTTTGACAGAACGCTTAGGGTTCTTCAGCTTAGACTCAGCCCATTTGAGTGAGTCAACTCGATCAGTTTCTAGCCAATCTACAACCTCTTGATCAACGATTGCAGAGAGTGAGTAGCCATACTTAGAAGGCTTCAGTACAGCTTGGAATCCATCAAGGACCACAGGCTGTTCAGTCTTAAAAATGTTTCGTGCCATTAACAGAAAAAATAAGTGGAGTCAATCACGGATTCCGGTTCAAGGTCTCCAATGATCGGTGGTTTTGATTGAGCGCCTATTTGGTCTGCCCAATCAGTGAGGTATTCGTGCTCAGCAAAGAGATGCATGTACGTCTCTCTGACAATGCGCGATAGAGTATCCATGTCGCAAGCACGACACAATACCGAGTCATGTATGACGGCCAGCGGTGCGTTGAAGCGTGTTGCAGATAGGTGTAACAGTGATGCATCGAGGGAATGAATTAGGTTGGGCGCTGTTGCATTCTTGTGGTGTTTAATATCTACTTCATCAGTATCTTCAGTTGCAATATTGATTCGACAAGTACCCATGAGCTGGAGCCTTATCTGCTCAACATGCTTCTTATTAAACTTCTGGTAGACCACAAAACCAGATGGTGTAGTCCACTCAAGGTGGTCCTTACCAGCTTTGATAATTAGCCCTACTTCTTCTTCAATCCATTTCATCACTGCCATAGGTCCAGGCACTACAACGTTCATTGCGTCCCGTACAGCCATAACAGTAGCAGTTAGATCATCCTTATCAATCTCAATACCTTTATCTTTTAATGCATCACGGATGTAACCACGATTGCTGAAAGGTTTTGCATTGTAAGGTACGGTCATCACTACCCTTTTGACCACAGTTCTATCGAGATGTGGCACAATAGATGGTGGACAGTTGGGTTTAGCATGTTCGGCTACAACCTTGTATGCATCTTGTGGTCTATCCGATGGGATAACATTCACAAGTGATGCAGTTGATTTATCCTTAGCCATACCTGCTAGTATCTGTAGACCACTACAAGTAGCATCTACAGCAATAGGTAGTCTAGTCCAATGACGATCACATGCAATGAGACAATGATAATACTCTTCACATGCAGCCATGAACTGCCATGGTTCATCAGCAGCTTCCCACTCAGGAAGAAATCGTAACGGGTCTTTGCCTACATTCTCAATGAGTTGTAGATGATCTTGAACCCATTGATGTCTTTCCTCAAGGCTTGCCTTGTCTAGACCATATGTGGTTGCGACCTGGAAAGATAACCATTGTTCTGCTTCAGGTACTAAATAAGCACCATCAGCAAATTGAATAAGGCTCTTACCAAAATCAGTATCTTGTGGAGTTAAGAAGGCAGGGATTGGATAAGCACGACCACGGTAATCGTACGACCACGGCAAAAACCAACGTTCCCGATGTTTAAAGCGTGCTACTGCCTCCATTGTCATGCGAGTCCTACAAGATTTCTTGAACGACTCAGCATTCTGATTCATCACTGCTGCTGCCCTTCTCCTATAGTCCTTGCGAGAATCATAATTCTCTGCAATATCTACAGGCTTAGGCGGCAACGGATAATCAATGATGGGAAGAAACTTACCGACCGAGATACCCTTCTCTTGAAGGTGCTCAGCTACCGCAACCACGGTTGGATTCAAGCGATACGCTACCTTCTGAATCTTGTTCAGAAACTGCAGCGGTGTTTCTCCCTGTATAAGGTGGCTACCTCGCCGAACCATGTCATGACCACGCATCACCTCGTTTAATAGGTAACCGCCAGCCCTTTCGTTAGTCCAATCATTAGGCTCAATGAGCATAGGCCATGCCAATGGTGAGAATAGCTCAGCATTATACATGATCTGATCTTTAACAGCAATGAACTCAGGCG